GCACTCATGCGCCTTCGGGATGTGGGAGGCGCCGCAGGGCTTTCCCAGGCGGCCGCCCTCCTTGAAGTCGGCGCGGGCGGCGAGGTAGGTGGCGGTGCGGATGAGCTCGGGGGAGACGTCGTCTTCGTCGCCGCGGCGGGAGATGATCCGGTCCGCTTCGGCAGCGGCGGCTTCGGGAGAGAGACCGCCTTGGGTGAGGGTGCGGATCAGCTCGGAACGAGAGCGGAGCCGGCGACGAGCGGCGCGGGGTTGGCCGGCAGCGCTAGGCGCCGCTGGACGAGGAGTGGCTTCGCGGGGGGAGCGGACACGGACAGCGCCGGTGAAGCCGTACTCGGATTGGAGTAGGCGCATGGCGTCTGCGGTCGTGGTGATCGGCCGGCCGGCGAGTTCAGAGGCGGCGCTGAGGGCGAGGCGGTCGGTGATGAAAAAGCGAGCTCGGTTCGTCTTGTCTGTGCGTACAACTCGGTTCGCGAAATACGCCGATTTGATTAGCTCTGCGTGGGCAGGGCCGTTCACGGAGCTCCTCGGAAGCCCAAGCTGCCTCGCCATATCCCCAACACGTACTCGGTCAAGAGAAACAAGTAGGTCCTGACTGCCTTGGGGAATAGCAGGAGCGACACGCTGCCTGGTGCTTGTATTACCCCCTTCTGCGCCGCCTGAAGATGAGCTCCGAGTAGTTGTGCCCAAGCTTGCTGCGCCTGGAATGGAGGCGACTCTCTCGGCGACTTCACCGTAGAGCTTGTCAAACCCGAGGACAGTGTCCCCATAAATGCGGCTTGCTCGGCCAGACAAGGACTTGCCCGTCATCAGTTCAGCGATGTGGCTGTCAGCTGCGTCTTTAACTGCCTTGGTAGTAGAACCGGTGAGCCCACTCCGACGGTTTAGTTGCAACAGATAAGTGTTGAGATCGTCTGGGCTTATGACTTCTTCTTTGTTTACCCTTGATGTTCGCAGCCCTAGCTGTTTAGCGTAGGCTACGTGGGATTCACGCTCTTCGATCAATTTAGTGGCAAGAGCAGCCTTGACTGCGGTCATGCCGCTGTTGCTGCCTCCTGCCTCAAGCGGAAGGTTGTACTGTTTGACTAAGAAATCTTCGGCGGCCGGTCGGGCAAATACGCTGATTGATGCCTTCTTGCTCTCCGTCAGCCCGTCTAAGTCAGGGGCATTGACCTTGGCGCCCCAAAAAGCGCTTCTGTGCTTTTCATCCCATTCGTAGACATTAGTCTGGCTTGAGCTTTTTGTTGCTGCATTTATTGAGGAGGTTGCTGCAGCAAGATTGCTGCTGCCATTCCTGTTTGTCGCGCCTATATTTAGATTTTGTAGATTGCGAAGTGTGGCTGGTGAGTTAGAAGGAAGGCCGGCTACCAAGCCATCTGGACCTGCTTGAGGTGCTCTGGCAGCTCGTGTGACTGCTTCACTCGCAGAACCGAAAGCCCCTACTCGAGTACGTGCTCGTGCGGCACCTAAGAACGGCGTGGCATCAAGGACGGAGCTCACCCCGTTGTGGACGGCCTCGTTGATGCGGCGCCCTGTGCCGTTCCGGTAGCCGAAGGTGTTGTTCTTCATCAGGATCGCGTGGATCCCGAGGCCGCCGGTGACGACGGCTAGGCCAATGCCGATGGCGCGGGTGCGATCTTCGAGCTTCTTCTGGAGCTCTTTCTTCTGCTGGATGTTGCCGGGGGCGACTTTGACAGCGCCGCGGATGATGGCGCGCTTGCCACCCTCGACCTCGGAGAAGTTGCCGCGGACGATGCCGCGGGTGATGCGGGAGGCGCCGCGTTGGATGTTGGCGAGGCCACCGAGGGGGTCGGTCTTGACGGCGCGGAGGTGGGGGTCAGTGCCCTGGCCCTTGAGGCGGCAGTCCCAACTCGGGGGGATGCAGCGGTTGCCGCAGCGGACGTTGGGCGGGTTGCACTGGACGTTGCGCGTGGTCTTGCGGGCGTCGAGGCGGGCCTTGGCGGCGAGATAAGCCGCGGTCCGGAAGCCTTCGGGAGTGGTGTTGTTCATCAGTACTGCTCCCAACCGGCGCGGAGGGCTTCGAGTTCACCCTCGGGGACAGGGGAGAGCCCTGCCACATTCTGTCGAGGGAAGAGGGCGACCAGTCCTTGTTTGGCTGCGCGCATCGAGGCGAAGCCGGTGACGTAGGGGCCATCGATCAGAGCACCGTCGGGGCCGTCGAACCGCGCTCGGTAGAGCTTGTACGCCTTGGTGCGATGGGGGCCGAAGACGGTGAGCGGCGCAGCAGCGCTGGAGTCGGTGCGTTGGCCGTCGGGGCCGACGAGGTGGCCGGCGCGGATGTCGCCCTCGGTGTGGGTGACGCGGATGCGGAGGCCCTGGGCTTCGTAGAGGTCGAAGGTGTCGGTGCGCGGGGGTGTGTCGGGTTGGGGTGCGGCGTCGGCGGGTTGCTCAGCCTCAGCCGGCGGGGCCTGCAGCGCCTCGGCCTGGGCGGCGTAGCTCATCATCGCGCTCTGGAACGAGGCGTCGGCCTGGGTGATCAGCTGCTGGGTGACAGCCTCGTTGAGGGTCGTGTCGATGCTGTATTCGGTGCCGCCGAAGCGGGCTTCGCGCACTTCGATGGCGTTGAGGACACCGAGGTTGATGTACTGGGCGTCGACCTGGGCGACTTGGAAGCGGAGAGCGGCGCGCTCGGTGTCGGTCTCGGTGAAGACGCTGGGGAATTCGACGGCCCAGTTTTGTGGGGGGCGGCCGCGGGTTGGTCCTTCGCGCGAGACGAGGATGTACTGGAAGACTTCGGTGATCGGGGTGCGGCAGTAGACCTCCTGCCAGCGCTCGACCAGGGAAGCCCAGACGCGCTCCTCGAAGCGGCCCTCTTTACCGAGGCCGCCGGGGCTGTCGCCCATCAGGATTGAGGCCGGCCAGCCGGTGGCGGCCTGCAGGTCCTTGACGAAGGGGTCGGTCGCCGAGGCGATGTTACTCAGGGCGCGGTTGAGGAACTGCAGGTCCTCCTCGACGTCGACGACCATGCCGCCGTAGACGCTGCGGCTGAGGTTGTTGGCTTCGAGGCGCTTGCGCAGGTCGGCCTCGTTGCCGGAGGCGACACGGTTGAAGAGGCCGGGGATCTTGTGGACGAAGAGGTCGGAATCGGTGGTCATCGACTCCAGGCCGGCCATGGCGCTCTCGTAGCGCTTGAAGGATTCCCAGATCAGTTGGAGGACGGATTGGCCCCAGCCGGTGTTGCGAACGCGGACGTTCCAGGGCAGGTAGAGGCCGTCGAAGCGCGCGATGCGGGATGAGTGAATGCGCACATTGACATAGCTGCCCTGTTGATCGGAGGTCAGGCGCTGGGAGGTGGTGATCCGGTAGTGCGAGGGCTTGGAGTAGTCGGTGATCGAGTAGTCCTCGGGGATCAGCTCGTGCCGCGACAGGGGGACGTAGCCGCGAATCGCGCGGATGCGGGCGAGGTCGACGGGCTCTTCAGGCTCGAGTCCGTCGTCGATCAGCAGGACGAGGCCGGCACCACCGTAGAGACGCTGGAGCTTGACGACCTCGGAAAGGGCCTGGTGGAACTGGGTGTCTTTGAGGTACTCCTCGAAGGTGGAGATCAGATCGTTGGCCTGGGGTTCGTCGTCGCTCCCGAGCTTGATCGTGGTGCGGTGGCGCAGGATCTCGTCGGAGATGGCGTCGACGTAGCGACGGGGAATGCCGTGGGTGTAGAGCGCTTCGAGTTCGCTCTCGGCTAGGAAGGTTCGTGAGCCGACAACGGTGCCAACTGTTTTGTCCTTGGCAGGTGTACCCATGCCGGTGAGGACGTTGACAAGTGCGCCGTCATTACGGTTGCTACTTATATCGTTCCGGAATGTATCGGTAGGAACATGCTCCACGGCGGTGTGGGCGAGGGGCGATACACAAAGCGTATCGCTGGAGTGCAAAAGTTTTATGGAAAAAGCTGTCTTTACAAAGACAGTGTTGGGCGTACAGAAGTTGGCTTTGAGGCGACAAAGTCGGGGGTTTTGTGCGTAAGTCGAAAGGATCGTGCGTAAGTCGGGAAATACATTAAAAGTTCGGGAGTGGTTCGCTGAGTGGAGCGGCGCCGGTAGCCTGGTGAAGCGGCCATAGCAGCGCATGGTGGACCATCACATTGATGGGTCCGTCCTTTGCTCGAAGCGGTGCGCGAAGTTGCAATTTCGCCAGGGGATCTTGGATTCCTGGGGGTGCGCTTGCGCGTATTGCGGAGCTCCGGCGGGCACGTTGGATCACGTCAAGGCAAAGCGGCGCGGGGGGTCGACGACGGCGCGGAACCTTGTGGCGGCATGCTCGGGGTGTAATCGCGCCAAGGGCACCGAGGACTGGGTTGCCTGGTTCAGAGCGCAGAGCTTTTGGGAACACCGCCGAGAGGACGCGATCTGGCAATGGATGGAGACGTCGCCGATGCGTGTGGCTTAGCAGTGAGGTGGTTTAGGTGCTTCCATGTACGGCCGTTCACCGCATCATGGACAGTGATGCGATGAACTCCGGTATGTGCAGCCAGGTCCGCGTATTTCCAGCCTTGCGCTCTCAGGGCTCGAAGTTCTAACACCTTGGCTTCGTCGAGTTTGGATTGATAAGCTTTTGCACCTCGGTTATCGCTACCATCTCTACGCTTATCGTCGAGATTATTTTTTCTCTTAGTACCGTAGCTGAGGTTATTCACTGTGTTGACCGTGGAGCCGAGTGGCCCATGACAAACCTCTTTGCCCTCTGGGCATGGCCCTATGAACGCTCTTGCTACGAGCCTGTGAGTCTCGAATATAGGCTGCTCCCCATCTCTGGATAGTGTGACCCTCCAGTAGCCCTTGTGAAGCTGCTGCTTCAGAATGCGCTCTTTGATCTGACGCGGGGTGCTACCGACACCTGGCTTGATGTAGCGCGCAAGACTTTTAATGCGACCTTGGTCCGAGACCTCATATCTGCCTTCAAAGCCCGGTACAGGCTTCCAGTTCTCGTTAGGCTGGTTCATCGCTCTGAAGCCAAGGAGGAGCGGTCGGGCCCAGGAACTGATCCTTCGCTGGGCCAACCTATTTAGTAATTATACAAGCTGCGATAGCTTGTTAGATGTGCGCGAAGAAGCCGGCCGTACTCGGGCTCTCAGGTATCAGAGAGCAGGCAAACGCAAGGGCTAGAACTGTGTCATCGTTGTGCCCTGGTGCGGCTTCTCTTGCTCCATTTTCCAGTTGCCGGAAGGCTTTTAGCTCATCCGCGACAATGCCGGGAGGAAACACAAGTCGATTGTTCTCCATCAAATACAAGATCCTGTCGGTAGCAGTGATCTTGCTTGGTCTAGAGGTGCTAAATGTCTCGATCTGGTACTTCGGCATCTGGAGAGCTAGGGCCTCTGCTATCACTTGTCCCATTCCATTCTTTTCCACTATCGTCTTGTTAGGGAGAAAGTCTTCCATCAGTCCTTCGACTTTCTTTAGGCTGTACTCTGTGCTCCTTCCGTTTTCCCTGTACAGAGCTACCACTTCTGCTGGTTGTCCCGCAGTGATGTCAAGAACAAGCGCTACAAAGTAATCCGAGCCCCCGGCATTGGGGTCAATACCCATGACGTAGTCGCGTCGTATCACTCCGCACTCTCGCCATGAGCCTTTTGTACACTTGGTTACGAGCCCTGTCGGGAAAACCTGAGCATCTGTCTGGCCAAATGCGAGCTCGTATTCGGACGCCCAAGCTGATAGGGTCATCTTGCGGGACTTTCGGGTCTTCTCGGCCCATCCCAGATCAGCGCTGTAGACAGGATGCTGGCTGTAGTGGATGGCGATCCTGGCCCAGTCGTCGTTCGCACGAGCCAACTCGGTGTTGAGCTGGGTAATCAGCTCGGGGCCGCGCTCGGGGGCGACCTTGGCCTGGTCAATGGAGTCGTACCAGTCGTCGGGGATGTCCGCGTTCCAGAGGGAGCCGAACCATCCGGTCTCGGTGTCGGGCGTCGAGGTGACGATCACCTTGGCGGCATCACCGAGCATCGATAGGGCGGGTGCGGCGGCGCGGTAGATCTCCTCAACGTCCTCTACGAAGGCCGCCTCGTCGATCCAGAGGACGGAGCCTGAGGGGATACCACGGGCTGCGCGGGCGCCGCCGGGGAGGAAGTAGAGGGTGCCTCCGCCAACGATCGAGATCAGGGTGTTGGAGTCGCTTGTGTACTTAAACTGATGCCCTTGGATGCTGTTGAGCATGCGGCGGGTGCGGCGGCCCAGGTCGGAGGAGTCGTTCTGGGTCTTGGAGATGATCACGCCTGCGAAACCGGGCTCGGTGGCGGCGCGACACCCCATGTAGGAGGCGACTGTTTCCGATGCCCCCATCTGGCGGGACTTGTTGACGATGACGTTGGGGTGCCGGTTGATCCGGTCGACGAAATCAATCTGGAAGCCGTAGGGATCAAACGGCGCGACTGTTCCGGCTGTGCGGATCCAGGTCTGGCGGGCGAACTCAGGCCACCGGTCGACGCCGGGCAACTGGGTGGTGTTAGAGGTCTGGGTGACGGTGGCGGCGCGGGCTTGGCGTTTGGCCAGTTCGAGGCGGAGGCGGTCCGCCCGGCGTTGCAGCTGGGCGAGGGAGGCGGTCATGGCGCCGGGGCGTCCTCGGGGTCAGCGGATTT